CCTGTTGGTGTAAACGGATTCCAATCATCCCAATAAGGATATTTAGCAGGAATTTTTGAATTTTTTACATTGTTAAATGATCCGGATCTTCCACTTAAAATTGAACTGTCAGGTTCAAATGCGGATGCTGTTCCATTTCCACCGGGTACTGCCAATGATGATGGGTATGATGGATACGACCAACTTCCACTTGTTTGCATTAAAGTATCATAAAAATATTCGTTGATTAAATTTGTATTATTAATTGGCAATGATCCTGTATTGCCAATTGATGTATAAGTTTGCATTTTACAATACGGAGTCCATAAATTATCAAGATTATAGAATCTTATACTTTCACTCACTCTCAAAGCAGTTTTTCCTTCTATGTATCCTGATGCAGCCTCAAAATTTATATTACTATATCTTCCAGATCCGCCGTCAACGCTTTTAAAACTTGAAGAATTATAAACACCAGCATAAACAACTGTAGCGGCGGCTCTTAAATAATCAGTAGTAAAATAATTTCTTGGTAAGAAGTTACTTGTATCGGGTACAACAAAACTACCGCTATATTTACCGCCGGAAATTACATTGCTTGCTGAGATTGAATAATCCAACATAGCATAAATATTACTATAACCTACATCAAATTCTTGAAGTGGTCCAATTGCTTTAAACGGATTTGGTTCATATGTTGTTGAACCTGATGGATAATAATTAACATTACTTCCATTATAATATCTATTTACGAATCCAAATGCAGGACCAAAACTTAATTGACCTGGAGCAAATGGTTCATTGCAAAATCCACCTTCATCAATTGGAACTGCCAATCCACTACCACTATCAATACCACACAAACCTATTTTTTGAATTGCTTCTTTATCCAATGAACCTGTTGTCCATCCAGTAAATGATGGAAATGGACTTGGAGTAATACCACCTGCACTTGCAGTAGCAGGATTTAAATTTACACGAAGTTCGTATGAAACACGCATAAATTGACCTGCATGTAAACTCATTGTTGGATCAAAACGAATTTTACTAAACAATGTATTTGCTGCAGGAGTTTCTTTAAATCCTACTTCGGTATATGTAACATTGTCTATTTCTTTATAAAAATCAAATGTTCTGAACAATCTTACCGTACTTCCTGATATTACATGTCCACAATTTCCTTGACCAGGCAAATAAAATGAATGTATTCTCTTTGGTCTCTTTAACATGGTTTCATCATACGATGCAGTAGCAGGATCAGCACCAGTATATGGATAGTCACCAATCAAACAAAATTGGAATGTTTGTGCCCATGGCATATAAGCAATTTTGTCCAATCCACTATTTAGAATGGTGTTTGGTTTCCAACCAGTTGAAAATGCTTCATTAATATTACCGCTTGCATCTGGTTCCATGATAGATGCTTTATAGAAACCTTTTACAGTTCTATGTACATTAATAACCTGTGTTTTTTCTTCAACAGGTTTTTGGCCTGGTCTTACAATAAATTGATCCATGTTCATAAGAAAATATATTTGCTAGATATAAATATAAAAGTTCTATAGATTATATCCTAAAATGTTTAATTATATATATACAATAAAAAACCCACATAAAATTAATTATGTGGGTTGTTTGAATTTTGTTTGTTATATCACTTTTTTGTTGGAATAAAGGTACCGTCTTTCAACGATAATGATCCTTCACCATACTTTGCAGTGATACTATTTAACCAAGTTTCTTCTTCTTTTTGAATTTCCAAGAAGTTATTTTTCAAACTTGCTTCTGCTTCTGTTAGTTGTTTGAACTTTTCATCCAAAGACAATTTATCCAGATACAACTGTCCAAATCGGAAAGTATTTTCTTGGTATTTGGATTGGATTTTACCCAAACCATCTAGTTCTTCTTGAGAAAATTTAATTGGTTCTGACATAAATTAAGCATCAGGAGCACCTGAGAAATCAGCAGAAGTAACGGTTGGTTGACTTCCATCTGGATTAGTTACTCCACCTTGTGCTGGTTGAAGTCTATTTCGTAGTTCTTGATTAAGAATACGAATATTTGCTTGAGCTTGTTCAGACTTTGCCAATTCGTCATAAACCAAAGCCTTTAGTTCTGTAACACTGAATCTTGATAGTTGATTTTCCATATTATAATATCCTTTCTAGGTTGTAACATAGATATATATGTGTAATTGTACAATTTTAGTTATTATATTTTATGAAAATTTTGTTTTGTTTACCCGGCAGAGAATTTAGCGGACAGTTTTTACAATGTTGGACAAATCTACTTGGATATTGTTATAACAAAGGACATAGCGTTATTTACTCTCAAAAGTATAGTTGTAACATTTATTACGCTCGTAATATGTGTTTGGGTGGTAATATATTAGCTGGTGAAAATCAAAAACCATTTGGTAATAAGTTGGATTATGATTATATGATGTGGATAGATAGTGATATTATCTTCACACCAAAACAATTTCAACAACTATTAGATCATAAAGAAGATATTGTTAGTGGTGTATACAAAATGGATGGTGGTACTCATTATGCAACTGTTCCTTATTGGGATGAAGATTATTTCCAACAAAATGGCAATTTCCAATTTATGGATGATAAAGTGTTGAATGATTTTAAAAGCAAATACAAAAAATTCCCCGTAGTTTATACAGGATTTGGATTTATGTTGGTTAAACGAGGTGTATTTGAAAGCATGAAATATCCTTGGTTTAAACCAGAATTTGTTAATATTAGAGGTTCAAAAGACTTTACTATGGAAGATGTTGCGTGGTGTAGAGAAATAACAAAATTGGGTTATAAAGTATTTATTGATACAGATGTTGTTGTGGGACATGAAAAATTAAAAGTCTATTGATAGTGTTTTCAATAGTGTTTGAATAAACAATTCATTGGATAATTTGCAAGCATCTTTGCTTGCAATTATACCTTTTTCTTTTACTTTATCTCTATTATTGTAACAATATCTCATTGTTTCAATCATATGTTCTTCATCGTATCTAGACCATTTTGCACCAGGAAATTCCCAAAATCCTGTTGCATCTACTTCTATATGTCTTAGACAAAAACTATTTTCAAGTGTAACAAATTCTTTTAATCCACCATAATTTGCAACAATTACAGGTCTACCGCATGCCATACTTTCGTGTTGCATTAATCCCCATCCTTCTGCGCTTACAGCAGAAACGAATACATCATTTGAACAATACCAATTTTTTAATTGTTGTTTAGTAAAATTTTGTGTATTGAATATGATTCTATTATCTGTAAATTTTTGTGTTGTTTGTGTAGATACTTTAATAGAGAGACGAACATCTTTTTCATTTGGAAATGCTTTAATAAAGCATTTTATTACTTCTGGTAAGCGTTTTCTTGGATCATCGTTGCCTGTTGCAAATGTAAAAATATCATTATTATTTGGTTCTGTATAATTGAATACTTTTGTATCTACACCCAGATTTACTACTGAAATTTCACTGGTACATCCTTGATTTTCAAATGTTTGTTTATTCCATTTGTTTGGAACTATAACTCTATCAAATAGATTTATTTTATCAATGTAAAAATCTCCAATCCTACTTGCTTCCCACATACTAAAATATGTTTTATTTTTTCCATTTAGAATGTGTAATAAATGATGTTGAATATCGGGATAATTGAAAGATGGAAATAACAATAATTCTTTTTCTGTGCCGTCTCTGTTTGGAATATTATCAAAATAAGATTTAAACTTTTCTGATGGTTTGTTATAATATTTGGGTATAACAATGACATTTTTCTTCACCGATTCTTCTAAAATCGTTGATAACAAAATATTATAACCAGATACGAAATTGTATTCGCTGGTAAGCAATAACCTATTTGACATTGTAATTAACTAGGAATAAATACACTTCCTACTACGGTATCTCTTTTCTTTTGAAAGTAGTCAAGTAAATTTTGATTTTCCGTTGTTAATCTTGAAAATGCCAAGTTACAAACTTCACTTTGTGTTTTACCGTTTGAATCTTCCAATGGTATTAACTTTTCCATTGTTCCGGTATTTCCTGTTGATATATCTTTTACCAAAAATCCAACTGCTATGGCAGTATGAAAATCTGGTGGATAAAGTTCATATCTACATATCGTATATTCTATATTGTCCATAAATTGTTATTTTAATTATACATTTGAATCCACTTGGTTGTTCCGGCAATTGATATTGGTAACCAACCATAAAATGTTTTACTGTTTGATGCAGCACTTGCTGCTAATACTACTGCTCCGTTATCTACACGAATTGCAGGATTTGTTCCATCACCATTAATATGTAATCTGTTTGACGGAGCAGTGTTAATACCAAAATTTGTAACTCCGCTTCCGTTTCTTGTTGGTACATCCAAAACAGTTCTAAAATTTGCAGGGGTATAATATCTAATATAACCATCATTAGAGGCATATACTCTGTCAATAGCTGTGGTTCCATTATTACCAGAAATTGTGTTTATCCATCCTGCCAAGATATAACCATTACCATCTGTTCTTACTATTTTATTTGCGTCATAATTTGTTCCGGATTGAACCGCCAAACCTCCAGCAGTAGTAGCATTTGTAGCAGTAGCAGAATTGCCAGTACAGCTTGTGGAACTACCAGCAATGTTCATTGTTTGACCAGTAATAAATGCTGCTACTTTTGCGGCAGTGGCACTACGATGATAATTATCACCAAATTTTGCCATTATATGGCTAATATTACCCGTGTTAATATCGTCACTTGAATTTTGATAACTTCCAAAGAAATATCTAGTGGATAAATCTCCGTTAGCATCTCTATATGCAATTGTATTTGCAGTAGCAGTAGTGGCAGGATTTCCAAATCCACTAATAGATGTAGAACTACCATTAATGTTCATGGTTTGACCACTTAACATTGTAGCCACTGTTGCAACCGATAAAGCAGCAGGAGTAGCAGCAGAACTAGCATTACTATTACCTAAAATTGTATATGCAGTAATGTTTTCAATTTTTGCTAATGCTACACTGCCATTTGCAATACTAACATTTGTTGCAGTAGCTGCTGTAGTTGCAAACGATGCACTTGTTGCAGAAGTAGCACTTGTAGCAGTAGCTGCGTTACCATCAATACTTACACCCGTTAAAGTTTGACTTGTTGATGCTCTATTTATAGCAACCGAAGTTGTTCCAATAAACATTGTTTGATTGGTTGCGGCTGCACCAATTTCTGCCAAACTCCAAGTAATAGCTGTACTACCGTCAACAGATTTTCCTGTTGAACCGATTGTAAGTGTTCTAGCTGTTCCCCAATTTGCAGTTGTTATAGCAGCACTACCATCGAAACTTGTTCCGTTAATATTTCTTGCGGTTTGTAATATTGTAGCAGTACCAGCATTGCCACCAATACTTAATCCTGCTGCAGTACCTGTCAACCCTGTTCCTGGCCCACTAAAAAGTCCTTCTGCTAAAACATTTCCAGCAACATAAATTCCCGATGTTCCAGTGCTGCTATTAATATATTTACCGTATAGAGCTTTAGTTTGTACAGTTGTAGTTGGTGCATAAGTATAATTATAATATGGCGCATTGACTAATGTTAACGATGTTCCTCCACTGTTTCCATTGACAAGGGTCGTATTTCCAACAACATTCCAAAAATTATAAATTGTTGCTCCTCTCAACCAAACAATTAATATACTTTGTTCTGACATCTGTTGCCAATTAGCAACCAGTTGAGTTGTATATCCGTGCATTTCAACATTTTCATATGTAGCGCCAAACCCCCAACCGCTTGCTTTACAAGAAAAACGAATGTTCAGTGTACTAAACGTATTGCCACCAGCAAATGTATAACCAGGATCATCATATCCACCTCTTTCAATTACGAATTCGGAATACTGTAGAGCAGTTGATCCTGCACCGATAGCAAAGAATACAGGATAATAGTTATCTTTGTTTCCGCCTACTGTAAATGATGATCTTGATGCATCATCTAATCTTCTTGCATAAGTAGCGCTAGCTGCGTTACCGTCAATATTTACGCCTGTCAAAGTTTGAGCCGCAGATGCTCTATTTATAGCAACCGAAGTTGTTCCAACAAACATCGTTTGATTGGTTGCTGCAGCACCAATTTCTGCCAAAGACCAGGTAATAGCTGCACTACCGTCTACAGATTTTCCTGTTGATCCAATTGTAAGTGTTCTAGCTGTTCCCCAATTTGCGGTTGTTATAGCAGCACTGCCATTGAAACTTGTTCCGTTAATAGTTCTTCCGGTTTGTAATGTTGTAGCTGTAGTTGCATTGCCTGTACAAGAAGTAGAACTTCCACCAGCATTACCTGTAACACTTCCATTTATTGTATTTGAAACCGTCAAACCTGCAAATGAACAAGTATCTGTAGTTCTTACATACTGATTCATGTTCCATGCATATGTAGCATTTCCAGAATGTAATATTCTATATCTAACATTTCCAACACTCCAACCACCATATACTAAATCATTTTCAGCACCACCAAGCCCAAAATATGCAGCATAATCACTACCAATATGAAAAGTCATATAAGCATCTGTTCCGGCAGTTGCTTGAAACATTGTCAACCCTAAATTACCCGATAAAGTATTTATTACTGTATTGCTTGTATTATTAATCGTGTTTATTCCGGTCAATGTATTATTGGTTCCAAGTCCTGGTGTATAACTAGTATAATTGCTTGAATCTAAAATTGTAGCTTGAGTTCCACCACCTGGATCTCCTTTGTGAACATATCCTGTTCCAGCAGACCACCACATTTGCCATCCATATCCATTTCTATGAAATCCAACTTGATTACTATTTGCCATCAAACTTACACCAGATTCAAATTCAATACCATACCAACCACCTCTGGTTCCAGTAATTTTCCAAGAACCATAGCTGCCTGGATTTGGTAATAAATGTGCGCTATTTGTTGCGCTATAAAATCCTGTAGTGCCTAATAATACCCAATTACTAAATGCAGCATACCCACTGCCAGGATCAGTAATTGTAAATCCGCCAGGTAATGCAAATGATGTTGCGGTTGCTTTACCTGCCCAATCAATTCTAAATAATTCATCATTTAAGTGATTAGAACCAGCAGCAAAATAAGTAGTTGATTCCCAAACGTGTCTTCTAAATGAAAATGCTCCACTGCCGTCATTTCCTGTATAGAAAATCATATCACCAAATGAAGAACCATTTGAAGCATATCTTTGAAAAATACCAGATGATTCACCACCTGTTCCCCAACCAATACCATATGGAACTGGCCAATCGCCTGTGGATCTATATGTATAAAATGGTGCGATTGCGTAACTGTCTGTAAATTGTATTGAAGATGCTGGTGCTCTTATACCTCTACTTGGTGTAGCAGATTGTGTTCTTGGACTGTCATATACAGTTGTATTTTGATATGCACCCGTCAAATTTGTAATTGTTGCGCCTGTTGTAGATACACTTGTAAGACTTAGACCTGCAAATGTTGGGGATGCGCCTGTATGAATATCTTGTGGTAAATTTAAAGTTACTGCACCTGTTGCACCACTAACTGTTATTCTATTTGTTGTTCCAGCTAAACTTGTTACTGCACTTGTTAAATAACCACTGTTATTTGTAAACTGTGATATATTCATTGATGTCAATGCAGTGGCCGTAGTTGCATTTCCAGTTAAAGCACCAACAAATGTTGTGGATGTTACACTAGTTAAACCTGCAATTGTTGTTGCGGTTGCACCCAAAGAAATTGCAGTTGAACCAATTGTAAGTGAACTGTTTGCTAATTTTGCATTGGTAACATTTGCATTTAGTATTTTAACAGTAGTTACTGCATCATTTGCAATTGTTAATGCGGTTGCTCCTGTTACATCACCGGTATGAGTTGCATTCGGTGAACTATTTGTAATAGTTACCGCACCAGTCGCACCACTTACACTAATACCAGTTCCAGCAACATTGCTTGTTACACCGCTATTTGTTATTGTTACCGTTGTAGCACCACTTTGGTTCATGGTAAATGTATTGGTTGTTCCAACACCTATACCAGTTCCTGCAGCAATTGTAATTGTTCCGTTTCCAATAGTTTGATCACCTGTATTTGTTCCAGATAAATTGGTAGCAGATATGTTTCCATTTACTGTCCATGCACCGTATAATGTTCCACCAGAATTTGCACTTCCGAAATTATATCTTACTGCCCAATTTCCGCTATTATTTAATATACCTCCACCAGCAGAATCCCAATAACCAGTATATCCTTTTGTAGTAGCATTTCCATCTTGAACAAGAATTCCACCTGCGCCTGCTGAATCTGATCTAAAATTTAGATAACTTGTATTATTTCCAACAAATCTTGTTCCAGCGTTAAAATGAATTTGTGCGTTATAATTAATTTCCTTATTTTGCATATGGAAATGTCTACGCCAATTTAAATAAGTTGTATCATTTGTTACATAATCAAATAAAGCAGTATCGGTTCCAGCATTTCTTGTATACCAAGTAAATGTATAACCGCTATCCCAATACCATCTAGCACCATAATCACTACCAGCAACACTGCCTTCACCGAAAAATAATGATGCGTCACCACTATCAGTTGCACCAATTCTAATAGTATCATTTACATATACTGTATCATTATTTGCGTTACCCAAGTAAGTATTACCATTGACCGTTAAATCATTAGTGACGGTAGCAGCATTACTTACAGTTAAATTATTATAAACTGTAACATTTCCACCTTGAGCAATAGATATACCTGTAACCCATGCATTTCCAGAAGCATTACCAACTTCTAATCTTTGTGTAGCAGTTTGACCCGATGGATAAATTAAATTTCCATTTGTTTGAAGATATGTGCCTGCATATACATAAGTTCCTGCGTTAATATTAGCCGCAGCAGAAGTTGTACCATTTGCAGCAACTTCAAATACATTAGCTCCACTAGAATTTCTAAACAACCAACTTCCACCACCTCTATTTACAAGATATAAATTGTTTGAATGCCATTGTATTTTATTGATTTCTCCGGTCCAATTACCATAATTACCATTTAAGGACGCATTTGCGCTTATTTCAATGCTTCCGCTATAAGTAAGAATTCCTGCGGCACTTCTATAAACTCTTGTACCTGGATCATCACCGAATTGGATACCTTCTGTAGCTGCGGTTGGGGATAGCTGACCTATTTGTAATCTTGTAGCAGGTGCGTTTGTAGCAATACCCACTTTATTATTAATATAAGCGTCACCGAAAATATTTGTTGTCTTTAAGTCTGCCATATGGTTATAAATATATATTAATATCCGTATTTATCTTTATATAAATTGCTTATTTGTTTTATTTCTGACGCAGTTAATACCCTCTCATACATCAAAACTACAGCAATATCACCAACCCATGGATATGCATTAGGATTAGCTGCTCCATTTGGTTCATTTCCTATAGTTAACGGTAATGTTGGATTTGTTAGTGTTCCATTATTCAAGTTTGTAGCCGCATAACAATGAAATCCGGCATTATACATAACATATGTATCTTGACCAACTTGCACTCCGTCTACATATAATGTTTCACCGCTGCCATCTTGATGCCATGTATTTCCTGTCGTATTTTGGTATAAATCAATATAATTGTCACCATCCCAATTTCCTATCAACTTTCTCCATCCACCAGAAACTGTGCTTCTAGCAACTACTACAACTGTGTATCCTTGACCACTTTGACTTGATTTTAAATTTTGCGGGAAATTACTTCTAAAAATCTTATTACCATTTGCAACACTATTACCATTAAAATTACTAAATCCTGTGTCTTTATTCCAAGTAATATTACCTTGTATTGTAAAATCATTACCCCTACCACTCAAATCTCTCCAAAAATTACCATTGTTTCTTGTATTAAATGACCCATTAGGTCCATAAACAAATCGGGATTGATAATTTAAAGCTTGTATTTGTGGATTTCTATATAAGATGAATCCATCCGCAGCAAGTCTTGACGAACTACAACCGCCAGGATATAAATAAGGATTAACATAATAGTCTACAGAATTTATGGTTGTAGAAAGAGTAGCCGATTGCCAAACACCAATAGTCTTTCCTGCGTTTGTAAGACCAACTCCGTCTGTCCAAGTTCCTGCTGAATTGTATTTTTCAATGTTTGCTAAATAATCATTTACCAAAACTGTTCCGGCGCTGATAAAATAATCAAAAGTAAATAATATAGTCACTCCAATTCCAATACTAGCTGTTGGAACAGAATTTCCGTGATAATGACATCCTGTTCCGCCTAAATCATATCTATAAACAACATCGGTTGGTTTTATTATATAACCACCATAACTTCCACTTCTTAGTCTTTGAAATGTTCCTGCACCGTTATTATCAAATGTTCCTTCTGTTGGTTTAAAATAATTTGTTGTTGGTCCGCCGTCATAACTAGCTTCGTCACTTGAATCTAAATACAATATAAGTCCCTCTGTTACAGGAACTTCTGACATTCTTGAAACAGTTGAATACTGTCCTCTTTTGCTTAATGAACTTATAACACTCATATATGTTTCTGTATTCCTAATTTATATAATGTTGATACTTCAGCAGCAGTTAATGCGTGGTCATATATTCTTATTTCACCTATATAACCATTTAAATTATGAATTGAATTTGCAGTGTTTACAGTATTCGGTGCAGTTCCAATTGCGATACATCCACCTTGACTTGTTACTGGCTTTGTCCACGCACTAGTTGAACTCGACGAACTCACCATTGAACCAACTTGTGTTGTGTCATAATACTTAACAATGCTGTTTTTATACATACCATCATTATTATATACTCCAGTATACATATGCCAACCACTTGTATTAACCGCTCCGCTTCTACTACTCAATGATGGACCACCTGTTCGTTCTACTATAAAACCAAAATCTGTGCTTGTATTGCCTGTTCCATATATAATTAAACTGATACCATTACCGCTAGTGTCTCTATAACCAAATAAAAACGGAGAGGTATTTGTCGCATTTGCGATTTTATTTGCCCATACAACTACCGTAAAACTTTTACCTGTTGGTAATAAATTAGCAGCAATATTTGCATCTAATATTCGTATACAATTATTTGCACTGGTGCCATTAAAATAAAATGTGTTATTGTGAAATACAGTAGTTGTAACATAACTTCCATAAGTCAAATCGCCGTTGTTATTATTTCCGGTCAAATCAACTAAACCACCGCCAGTCACAACTGTAACCCCTCTTGTTCCACTTGGACCCGCATAATTTGTTAAATGATTTTTTGCTTCTAATTGATGATTTACTGCGATTTGTGTATTGTCTGTATTATATTCATATGTAAATGAATAAAAGTTACCAGTTGTTGTAGTTGCTTGAGTTGTAAATGTTCCGAATATTCGATACCAACCGCCAGGATATGGCAATCTGTTAACAGAACTCCAAACACCGGCTTCTGTTAAATATGTCCCACCATTATATTCATATCTATATAAATAATTTGCATTACCATAATCGTTATTTACAACTTTATAAAACGCACTATAACAATATGTTGTTGATGGTGATAAACTTACGCCTCCATATGTAAAAAATGCCGGGCAACAATTAACATTGCCTGGATTATTGTATCTATTTATGGAAGCCGTTTGAACTCCATTTGGTGTCCATATTCCTCTATATGATGATGTAAATGGAAAAGCAAATCCACCATTAGCTGTAGGATATGCAGCAGTAAACAAATTAGTGGTGGGTTCACCTCTAAAACAGTTTATATCATATGGATCATAATATAACTTTAAACTCATGATATTCCTAATTCGTTGAAATTTTGTGCAAATGTAGTTCCCAATTTGGCTCTACTCATATGTTTGGTATAAGCATATGTTTGACTTCGGGTTGTCATATTTGCAAACACAATATTGTCATAATAAATAATTGATGTTGATGATTGACCATAATTTGTAAGGGCCATCCATGTCACATATTTAGTTCCATATCTAAATACATTATAACCGCATCCAGAAGTTCTTCCTTCGCCTGTTAGAGTAAGACTGTATTTTGTCCAAGTATTTGGAATAGTAGTATTACAATTTAAATAATACCCATATGTTCCTCCGGCTACACCATTTGATACAGGAGTGCCTGCAGGTAAAGTTCCATAACTCCATGTTAAATTGTTATTTACACCGTCCGTTGATAAAGATAATACATTACCGTTTCTGGTTCCATAGTAAATTGTTGGATCTCCATATCCAAATCTAGTATATGTCCAAGGAGTATAATATTTTGGATGACTTGCAGGGAAAAATAATACATTTTTATAATAATATTGTGCACCTGTTGCTTGCCATGCAGAAGCATCGGTCAGTGTAATTGTTGTATCACCATTATTTAATGGTGCGGCCAATGTGGTATCACCTATTCCGCCGTTATTTCTTAAATCTATAAAATTTAAATCTTCATCAAATGATTGTAATCCAGCATACATTTGACTCAAAACTGACCCCATCGATTTTGCATAATATGAAAGTAAATATGTATCACCCGTATTAACAGGAATATATGTTGTTCCCAAATATCCTCTATTTCCTATATCATAAAAACAATAAGAACCGTCATAAGAACCAGTTCTACTTATTCCTTGTGAACTAATATTATAAGTGGAACCAAATTCTGCGTCACCATTTACCATTAAATTGGCTAGACCTGTTTCTGGATCAATAGAAACACGGTCGTCAAAATTATATCCTTTTGTATAAAATATATTGTTTGTAGAACCTGATATTATATTCATATCTTTAATTATTAACCAACCCAGTTAAAATCCAAACTATCACTTGCACTATCCCATTCAATTCTCCACTTGGCTGCACCTGATGAAGCAGCACCTATTTCAAATCCACCAGTTCCACTTGCACCTCTGGTTCGTATTCTACCTTCTACATCCAATTTTTGCCCTGCGGTTGTGGTTCCTATACCAACATTACCATCATTAGCTTGTATACGCATTCTTTCATTTGTAGCATTAGCAAAAAATCTAATATGAGCATTTGTTGTTCCGGTACTATTATAACCGATATACATACCATCTTGACTGGTATTGGATTCGTTTCTTATAACTCTACCGTTTAAATAAACATCGCCCCCAGCATTAGATACAACATTAATTCCACCAAATTTTAAAGTCGAAGAAAAATTAATATCGCCAACGACATCTAATTTATAACCAGGAGTAGTTGAACTTATACCAACATTTCCGCCACTTGCACCAACATATAATAACCCACTGTTAATATTTAATTTTCCATTTGCCGAACCGCCATCATCAATTCTAAGATAAGCAATACCAGAATCCATGTATTGCCAATATGCGCCTGTTCCATCGGAATCATATATACCAAAATCATTGCCTGCTGTAACAATTATATTATCATCTACAGTCAAGGCTCCGTTAATATAAGCAGTGCTATTGACATAAAACGATCCTTGAACTTGTAATTTATAAGTAGGAGTTGGAGTTCCGATACCAACATTTCCATCATTGTCAATAGACATTTTTATGTCACCCGCAGATGTTCTGTTGCCACTCAAACTTTGAGTATCGTTGGTGCTATCATTATAAAAATGTAATGTTCCTCTACCGTTTACAAGATGCCTCTCATAACCAATACCGGCTTTGATTGATCTAGTTTCACCAGAACCGTTTGTAACATCAAATCCATACACTGGTATCGGACTATTGTTATTTAAGTTTGTTGCGAGATAATTAAATGTTATAGCATTTGAAGAATAATAACTTTCAACTCTTGCACTAACACTTGTAGTACCTACACCAACATTTCCATAAAAAATGGATGTCGCATTAGTTCCATAAGCAATACTTATACCTCCATATGTAGATAAACCTTGACTTGGAGTATTTCCTTCTCCTTGTCCCCAACCACCTGGATGTCCAACTCCTACTTTATTATATAAATGTAAATATTCATTTGTAAATCTACCACGAATACCATAAACATTCATGGATTCACCATTAGAAAAATATGTAATACCAGCTATAGTTTGTCCGCCAGCCACATCAACCAATGCGTTTCCTGCATATGTAGGTCTTGCTCTTGAAAAATTAACAACACCGGCATTTGTTGCGGTCATGAATAATTGTGGACCGGTTCCATAATTGTCGGTTGTAGCAAAACCCATTGCAGTTCCCGAGCTATTATTATTTGAAACATAAATACCCGCTTGAGCTTCGGTCGCAGAATCTCCTTGAAAAGTTATAGCAGCTTGTCTATTATTACCACTTGTTCCAGATCCATTAGCAATATGAATCGTTCCCAATACTGTCTTCGCTACACTGAATGAATTATTAGCAATACCTGTTGCGGTATTCATTGTGGTATAAATTTGACCGTCAGCTCTTACACTATAAGTCAATATACCACCAGGAGTGCTTGCAGAACTGCTTATATATCCTTGATAAAAAATATTAGAACCACCATTTGGATTATCGGATAAAGCTGTAAATATACCAGCACTACCATAACTATAACCTGCACCGGCTTGTCTACCAATATACATTGCTTGTCCAGCGGCAGTTGCTACGATTATTTGTGTACCTGTACCGTTACCTCTACCAGTTACTGTTGATAATGTTTCACCTGCTGCTGTACCTGTAATATTACCATTATTATCTAAAATTGTTGTTCCTGCACTATTTCTATAACCAGCAATAGTTTGAACAAACCCAGTAGCCATTTCAACTCTTACAGTGACCGCATTTGTTGACGAACCACCGACATTAGTTGATATACCAACTGATCCCTGTTTAGTAAAATCAATTGAATTTACTGGGTTATTATGCCAAATACCCCAATCGGTTGCTTGTTCTTTATAAATCCACGGAGAAGCTTCTCCTACACCAGGATTGATGCTTCTTAAAAATACAGGATAAGTTGTAGAACTAGCAGGTGTCATTCTAATACCTTCAGCATTAGTTGTTCCTGCCATAATATGATTTGCACCATCTGTAGATGTAGTTACCGCAGCAAATGTAGGACTATTACCTGTTCCTACTGCTTGACCAATTGAAAATGTTACCGCACCAGTTGCACCACTAACACCAACACCTGTTCCAGCAACCGCACTTGTAACACCACTATTAGTAATTGTTACTGCGCCTGTTGCACCACTAACACTAATACCAGTTCCAGCCACATTACTGGTTACACCTGTATTGGTTATTGTTACTGCACCAGTTGCAGATACATTTGAACTTAATCCTGTGTTGGTTGTAAGTGATGTTACACCTGTATTTGTTATTGTTACGGTTGTTGCACCACTTTGATTTGTTGTAAATGTATTGGTTGATCCTACACCAACACCTGTTCCAGCAGCAATTGTAATAGTTCCATTGCCAACCCCAAGTTCAGTCAATGACCAACTTACATCTGCACTTCCATTTACAGATTTACCAGTTGAACCAATTGTTAATGTTCTTGCAGTCGTCCAAGTTGCAGCACTACCACCAATACTTAATCCAGATGCTGTTCCTGTTAAACCTGTACCTGCACCACTAAAACTACTACCACTAATTACACCAACTACATGCAATGGCGTTGTAGGAAGTGTTGTTGATATACCCACATTACCATTAGCAATTATGGTAATTCTTTCTAAACCATTTGTATACAACCTTGTTATTCCGTGCGTATAGTTAGCATTATTTTTGCTTATTTGTCCTATTTGTAATATACCTCCAGAATTTCCAACGGTGCCTGGCGTATAAGCTATTCCAATTTGATTATCCCAATCCCAAGTTTTTCCTAAAACCAAAGTGTTTGTAGGATTATTACCAATCATCCATAGATTACCATCGTTATAACCTAACAAATCAAATCCATAATATCTAACACGCTCATAACCAGGAGTCAATCTTACACTTACTACATCATTGCCAGCCGCACCTATATCTAATTTAAAACTTGGATTTATTGTTCCTACACCTACATTACCAGAAACAGGTTGTAGCAATAAAGCGTTACCTGCGCCTTGATATGATGATCCTATACAAGTAGTTGTTTGAGATCCACCAGCACTATTTTCTACTCTAAAAGCTATACCGACTATATCATTAGAATCTACGCCAGCTGCTGTAAATTTTCCATCTATTAATAAAAGAGGATTTACTGTATTATCTGACAAACCACTTGAATAAACATGAAGTTTTCTAGATGGAGTTGTTGTACCTATACCAACAAATCCTGTTGTATCAAAGTTATAGTTTGAATTTGGATTAACCAAAGTATCAACAGGCGCAGAAGTTCCGCTGTCTAACCCAGATTGCCAAACAGTAACTGCTGATGAATAACCTACTCTAATAGCTAACTCTCCGTGTGTATCATTATACCAACCATGTTTAATATATACATCATAATAAGTTGTTCCTGCACCACCACCATTTGCCACTGCGTAAACTAAAACTGTTGTAGTATCTTGACCTCTTTTAATGTAGGTTACTTGAGGAGCGCCAGCATTAGTAGCTGCATAAGCAATAAAGTCAAATTCAACTTTTCTCTCAAAACCTACATGTAGTGCAGAATTAGCAGCTGTAAAATACCCATTCAAACTAACATTTTGGTAATTTCCAGTAATTTTTATTCTTGCTACTTTAAAATAAGTTATTGGACTATATCCACCGGCAGGAATATTGAAATATACAGTTCTAGTTGAATTGTCATCGCTGATGTCTGTACCATTATATAGCGTTGCACTTTGTTTAATTGCTGGCATAGTAACATCACCTACTACATCTAACTTTGTAGCAGGACTTGTTGTTCCTATACCAACATTAGTGCCATTATCATAAAGCAAACTATTTCCTAATTTATAACCAGCAGTAGCTTTAGGAATATAGTTAGAACTTAAATTTGTTTGTCCGTCAGGACCAGTAATAATTTTACCGTTAACACTACTTCCTGTCAAGAAAAAATAATCTCCTTCACCATCCCATAAAAATTGACTTAATGTATTACTACCACTATCATACATCTGAAGACCAGCATATCTTTGATATGGACTCAAAGCATTCATTAATAGAATGTTATCCGTCACCGTCAAATTACTTGATGTAATATAAATATTGCTTGCACTAAATGCAGTAAAAGAACCATTAACCGAAAAATTTCCATTGACAGTTAAATTACCAGAAACAGTATCACCAGCTTTATTTACTGGCGTATATCCTAATCTAGCAGGTATATTTGTATAATAAGAATCAGATTGTCCATTTAATTGTGTAGAATTTGTTGCAGTATTAGCATTAACCGCATTGGTAGCCCAACTACCTGTACCTGTTAAATTGCCTGTAAATGTACCAGTAATTGTTTTATTTGTAAGTGTCTGTGTACCAGTTAAAGTAACATAACTTGCAGCAGCTACACCACCTAGATTTGTAGAATTTGACGCTAATGTAGTTGTAGCAGAATTTCCAGATATGTCAATTGTTGCAGTATTTGTGAATGGATTATAAGTTCCACCGGAACCGTCCATCATCAATGTCTTTGTACCTGTTTCCGCAGAACCAGATGCTAAAACAAACGGATAATTTACATTACTATTATTGACTGTAACATTTATAACATTTAACGGAGCTATAACTGCTGCAGCAGATAATGGTGCGTCAAGCTTTATGCCATCATTATGATCCAGTGTAAACGCATGTCGTCTAATTGTTTGTGTAGAATTATCAATGAATTCTAATTTACCCGAACTTGGTGTTATAATAATGTCTGGCATATTTTATATAAATATTAAAGTTCTGTGATTAATTCAGGTACATCTGATCTTATTGCTGTAAAATCCCAGAAGAAATCATAATCTTTATAACTTTCAAATATTGCTTTGTCATAAGCAATAGTAAAATAATTTTCTGGTATATTAATTTCATCAACATATAGTGTTTTGTTACACTTTATGCCTGTTAATTGTATGTTTACACTGTCATGTAGTATTAATTTATACATATAATCAGGTAATTGTATTTTACATTTACCATTTACAAGTGTATCTCTTCCCGTCAATCTTATACCGTGATATGGACTTTCTAATGATCCATACATCAATTTCTTACCTGCTTTTGTAGGATGATCAATAATAAAGCTCTTGGTTGTTGCACCAAAACTTCCGTTAACTTGTAATGTAAAAGCACCAACATTACTTGTACCAATACCTACCGCACCACTTCCACTTACATACAATATAGCACCACTAATAGGTGACTTGATATTCATCAACGCACTATTACTTGACCCACTTATTTCAAACTTTGCAACAGGAGCCGCAGTACCAATACCAACTCTACCGTCATAATCAAATGTTGTATGTCTTAACCAAGCATTTGCTGAATTATATGACCATAAATCTAATCCAGTACCACCCGAATTTAATTGTATATTAAATGCTCTTGTATTACCACCATTTGCCAAATAAACTTGCGTTTGTATTGTATCCGCACCAGTTTTATATGATGCCAATGCACCGTAAACAGTAAGTTTATCTGTAGGATTTGTTGTTCCAATACCAACATTTCCAGATTGAACTAGAAAATTTCCTGTTTCAATTGAAGATGTTGCGGGAGCAGAAACATTACTAATCTTAAATATCAATGTACCGTCAGCAGATAATCCAAGTGTTTTTGTTGATGGACGATAAATACCTGTTGTAGGTATTGTACCAGCACCTGTAACATCAACATATGCGGATGTCAATCCTGCAATTGTATATGTATTACTTACATTTAACGCATTTGCAGTTTGTGCAGTTGTTGCGAAACTGGCACTAACAACATTCTGCGCCCAACTTGAAGTGCCTAAGAAACCAACTGCGTTACTTATACTGCTTGTAAAACTACTACCACTAACATTACCTGCCACTTGCAATTTAGCAACAGGATTTGTAGTACCTATACCAACATTTCCACTAACATCAATGCGTAATCTTTCTGTTTGTGTGCCATTACCAGTATAAAATCTTATACCGCCAGCATTAATAGATTCAATCAATGCATAATTGGTTGTGTCAGAACCCATTGCCAATGCGGCTCCACCAGCTGCTTTTTGTAGTGATAATGTATTGCCAGAAGCATTGTATACTTGCAATGTTCCATTCGTAGGACTTGTTGTACCTATACCAACATTACCAGTAGAATTAATTGTAACTTTTTCACTTCCGCCTGTAACTAATCCGATTGTATCTGCTCCAGAAGAATATATTCCTGTATTTGTATCTCCAACAAATGATATACCAGGATTTGTTACTGTGCCTGTTGTAGCAAGTATTTGATAACCAGAACCCATTGATAATGTATTTTGTTGTGACAAAGTTCCATTATTAGTTAAGCCTGCAATAGTATAACTATTACCTGTATTTAATGCATTTGCAGTTTGTGCAGTTGTTGCATAACTTGCACTAACAACATTGTTAGCCCAACTTGCAGTTGCATTTAATGAACCACTCAAATTTATACTACCAGTAAATTCATGAGTTTGTGATATTACTCTGCCAAATCTGGTACTTCCACTTACATATAATATACCGTTATTTGTTCCATCTTTTGGTTGTAAATGTATGTTACCAGCAGCATTTGATGTATTAATTACAAAATTAAGGGTAGAATCATCTTGTCCCAAATAACAATAATCACTTCCAACCAAATCACCGTTAGCCGCATCAAAATAAATTCTAGCATTACCACTGCCACTGCTTCTCAATGACATCATCGCTGAATTTGCGCCGGTATCATATATATCAACCAAATATAATGGACTACTTGTACCAATACCAACTCCACCTGAGTTGTTGATTATCATTCTCTGCGTATTATTGGTTCTGAATTGTAAAAAATTACCACTATCTGCGGATATTTGAAGATTATCACTATCAACGCCAATTAAAGCTTTTCTGGTTCCATTATACTTATACTCCATTCTACCATCACTAGTAGTTGCAGTATCCAATATCATTGCTGCACCAGCAGCTCTTACTCTCAAATCACCAACTACATCCAATCTATTAGCAGGTGTAGTTGAACCAACAGCAAGACCAATATTTCCTGTGCTAGAAATATGAATTCTAGAATTGTCAGTAGTAAAATCGTATATATGAAATGAACCAGTTGCCCAATACGGATTGTTTACCAAACCATATGTTTTTACGGAACCGGACGTCGATGTTAATCTAATAGTGGGTTCAAAAGATGTAGAATAAACATGTAAACTAGAATCCGGACTGGTAGTTCCAATTCCAACCGATCCTTGAAAAATTGCACCATTTGAAGGTGCTGCCGTTGAACCATATGTAGAACCAACACTTAGATTACCAAATACACTCAATTTACTACCTGTAGCACTTAGATTTCCTATAGATACAAAGTTTGTAGTTAAATGCGTAGCATTATCATATATCACTCTGAATCTAGCAACACCCGAAGCATTTTTTAAATCAAAATAATCACCGTCACTTGAATTTCTAATAAATACACCACTGTTATCTATACCAAATGAACCAGAACGACCATTTGTAGTATTAACTATGGATACAACTCCAGTTCCAGCAGTTCCAGCAACTTCTAATTTACTATTTGGAACAGTTGTACCTATACCTAAATTTCCACCACCTGTAAATCTCATCAATTCAGTTGATCCAACACCACCATTGTACATATCTCTCCAAACAAAATTCATTTGATTGGTACTAGCATTCCATTCAGTACCATATCTAGCTAAAACTACATTACTTGAATCTTGTGCCCAAACAATTGTGTTTCTAGCAGCATTATTGTATGAAGCGACTTGTAAACGAATAGCATCATTTGTACCAGAAATTGCTCCTGAACCTACATATGTAGTTAATCTTGTAGGAACACTTGTAGTACCTATACCTACTGAACCAGACACAAGAAAATTTCCTGTTTCAATTGAAGATGTAGCAGGTGCAGATACATAACTTATTTTAAATATTAATGTACTATCAGCAGATAATCCAAGCGTTTTTGTTGACGGACGATATATTCCTGTAGTTGGCGCACTTGAACCATCTACATCAACATATGCCGATGTTAAACCTGCAATACTATATGTATTTAACGCATTTAATGCATTTGCAGTTTGTGCTCTTGTTGCAAAACTACTAGTCAAGGCATAACTGGCACTAACAACATTTTGCGCCCAACTTGCAGTAGCATTTAATGAACCACTTATATTTACACTACCAGTGAAATAGTGATTATCAGCCGTTCTATATCCATGTCTACTACTTCCACTTACATCCAGTAAATAAGCAGGACTTGTTGTTCCAATGCCGACATTACCAGAACTATCAATGCGCATTCTTTCAGATAAAGATCCATTAACAGACGTTGATACTTTAAATACACCATCATCGGTCCCTACTCCAGTAGAAGTTATGTCCCCATCAATTGCTACTAGATTTCCTGTAGAAGATTTGAATAAAATTCTATGTCCGCCATCTAATGCATTACTTAAAGTCAATGTAGATGCTGGCGTAGATGCAGCTGCAGTATTTGCATATATTTCGAGTTTAGATGTAGGATTTGTAGTACCTACACCAACATTTCCTGATGCGGAAATATACATTTTTGTATCACTGAATCCTACTTCAGATGAATCTGCAACTGAATTAATCATGAATGCTATATTTCCACGATTAAAAGAACTAAAATAATTATCGTATACACCTATAGCAACTTTAGAATATGTAGAATCCCCACCAGGATTAAATGCCAAATAACCTCCCAATCCAGTAGCAGCACTTACGCTTTGAATGATTGCTTTTGTTGTTTGACTTGTAGAAGCAATGTTTAATCTTCCAGTAGGAACAGTAGTACCTATACCAATATTACCAGAACTATTGATACGCATCACTTCACTTAAAGAAACAGAACTTCCAATAGCGGCTGTTTGTGATGCGCCTATATACCAACGATGTGTTCCACCGTCTTGTGTATACGCACTTCTTGGTATTGTAATTGTCGTTGAACTTAAAAATGCTGCGGTTGATGATGTAGAAGGCGTAACAGCATATCCTAATACTGGTCCACCACTACTTTGTTCGGTACCTAATACAGTTAAAGAGCCTGCCGTATAATAACCTTGAAGTATTGTAGTGCCAAATGTAGATGTATTTGTTCCAGCAGTAATTGATCCTGATACATGCAATTTATCATTCGGACTTGTAGTTCCAATACCGACATTTCCACCGTTTGGATTTAATGCTAAACTATAGTAAGTGGCAGTCCCTGTTTTTCTTGGTTGTATCCATGCATAAGCAGTCGTAGTTGCATCTACACCAAATGTATTTACAACATCGGCTGTTGTGTTTCCTAATATAAAAATACCATTTGCAGTTGCTGAACTTGTGGCAGGTCCATAATACGGAGCAGATGTAGAATTAACTTGTAATTTTCCTATTATAGTAGAAGTACCAACACCAAGATTTCCAGAACCGTCAATTCTAACTCTTTCAATTGGAAGAAGAGCTGCGTCATTAGCACTTCCACTACCAACATTAAATGCTAAAAATTCTGTTCCCCATACACCACTATCAAATCCTGTAACAATAGTTGATGTTCTTCTAGCACCTACATCCGATGGATAATTAAAAAATGTAGTATAAAAATCAATATAAGCTTTACGACTTGTCCCACCATCATTTGCTCTTATTGTTAAAACTGGAGTGTTATCGTTTATTTGTAATTTAGATCCGGGACTACTTGTACCTATACCAACTTTACCGCCTGTAGAATCTGTTGCAGCAGTAAATACCATTGTATTATAGTTTGTTCCCGCTACATCATTTCCTATATGAAATGTATTTCCAGACCCACTATGTAATGTAAAAAATGTATTTTCTCCTGCACTTGCATAATATGTTCCAAATAAAGCAGTACCGTCACCTCTTATTAAAACAGATCCACTTTGTACTTCTAATTTTTGAGCAGGACTACTAGTACCTATACCAACATTACCATCACTAGTAATACGCATTCTTTCCGTTTGTGAAGAAATATTTGTAGCACTTGATCTAAATATTATACCACTATAACCAGCAATATTTGCTTGTAGAGTATTACTAAAATATATACCAACACTATCATTTGATGATCCATTATAAAGTTTATAATTGTCGCTCAATCTAATATTACCACTATTTAAATCAAGTTTATCGATAGGACTTGTTGTACCTATACCTACTGAACCAGACACAAGAAAATTTCCTGTTTCAATTGAAGATGTAGCAGTTGTAGATACATTACTTATTTTAAATATTAATGTACTATCAGCAGATAATCCAAGCGTTTTTGTTGACGGACGATAAATTCCTGTAGTCGGCGCACTTGAACCATTTACATCAACATATGCGGATGTTAAACCCGCAACTGTATATGTATTACTTGCATTTAATGCATTTGCAGTTTGTGCAGTTGTTGCAAAACTGGCACTAACAACATTTTGTGCCCAACTTGATGTGCCTAAGAAACCAACTGCATTGCTTACACTACTTGTAAAACTACTACCACTAATACTACCTGATACTTGTAATTTAGCAACAGGACTTGTAGTACCTATACCAACATTACCATTTTCCGATATACGCATTCTTTCACCGCCGCCACTACCACCTTCGTATGTATAAAATCCTAAATAACCGTATCCTGTCCCACCTTGATTAAACAAAATTCTACTACAATATCCACTATTAAATGTTGTAGCAGAACTTCTAGCAATAATACTATTTGACGCACCAAATGTTATTGCTTCTAAAGGACTTGTTGTGCCTATACCAACATTACCACTTCCACTTACAAATAATATACCATTACCACCAGCACCTTTTACATTCAATAAACTTGATGCGGTACTGCTACTAATTTCTAATAAAGTACCAGGTGTATTTGTTCCTATACCAACATTACCTGTAGCTGCATCAAATCTTACAATTTCATTATTACCAGCATTTTTAAATACTATTCCAGTTGTTCCGGCAGAATGTAGTTCTGTGGTAGTAGAAGTAGCGCTTAATATAAGCTTATCTGTACCATTATTTACTCTTATATCTTGTTGGAATCTAAAAAGACCATTTACATCCAATAAAGCACCTGGGACTGTTGTACCGATACCAACCATACCAAAGCTACTTGTACCACTAGCACTAATATTGCTTGCGGTAAGATTGGTAATTATGGAAGTGCTACCACTAACATAACTTGCAGTACCTACAGTGATACTATTTAGTGATGCGCTGTTAATACGAGCGGTACTATCAAAATAAATGAGAGAACTGGTTGCTGCAGCTATTTTAGTTTCTAAAAATGCTGTACCTGAACTACTTACTTGACTTAAGATTAAATCGCCGGTATTATAAACTATTCCAGATCCTATTGGCATATTGTATAAATATTACTTTATTTATGTTTATATAAATATAATAACCCAAGAGGTTTATTTCTTGGGTTATCACTTTATTTACACTTTCATTGATTATTTTATGGTGCCCAATTTGAAATAGGAACTCTCTTCCAAATATTGCCCGTATAAACATAGATAAAATTATTATCTACAGTTATTTGTCCAACAAACCCAGTATTTGTTGGTGAAGATGGAACTTGACCAGTGCCAGGACTGCTTCCTGTAGATACTTGAAGAATATTAAATGAACCAGTAACATAAGTTACCAATGCACCAGTAATATAAGTCACTGTACCATAACTTGATGTTATTGAAGATGCACTAATTACATTTCCTGTATATCTTAATGTAGTTCCATCATCACTTACTAAAGAATCGGTAATGCCAGTAGCATCATATGCTTTTGGAATTCTATTAGTAGTAAATCCAGTAATATTATCTAATGCAAATGAACTAGTTGGACCCACTATTATGTTACTTGCACTATTTACTTGATCTACTGTTATCCAATTATCATTTTTACCATCCCAAAGTAATGATGCGCTTCTTTGATTGCTACCACTATCAAATACTTCAAAACCAGCATATCGTTCATATGGGAAAAATGCATTTAATTGAATAATATTATCATTAATAATGACCGTACTTGAACTGATATATACTACACTAGAACTGCCAAATACAGTAAAATCACCGCCAACCAACATAGATCCACTAACAAATAAATTTTTTCCAATACCAACACCACCATCTACTACCAATGCACCATTTGTATATGTTAGTTGATCATTATTTGTTGTATTTAATACTCTCAAACTTCCGCTAGAAGTATTTACATCACTTAAAGAATCACCTAAAATACTATTACCGTTTACTCTTAAATCACCATTAATTGTTCCATTGCCAACGACATAAAGAGTACTTGAACTAATATTACTACTTGCACTTATATTTGACGCAGTAATATTTGTTGCAAATACAGTTGATAGTGTAGAATTTCCTATTACAGTAAGTGTATTAGCACTAATATTACCACTTGCACTAATATTACTTGATGTAATATTTGTTGCAATTAAGTTTGTAAAATTAGCAGATGAACCAGTATATGCACTAGCACTAACATTACCCGCAACTTGTAATCTGTTTATACCATCCGTTGTATTTTTTCCTAATAAAACATATCCATCTGAACCGGATATAAACATAATTGAACTGGTATCATAACTCATGATGTTCAATATGTTTCTATTTGCTGATTTAGAACCAGCAGAACCAAAACTAGCACTATCCATTGGTAATATTGTCAACATTGCATCAGGACCAACAATACCAGCATATCCTGGCAAACTAGAAACATATGTCGTACTAGCTCCACCGCCAGCACCATAACTAATAAAATTACCTACACCAAAATAACCACTTTGTTTAAATATAGCTCTGGTTCCAGCAACTATATTTGCACCGGCCGCTTGATTAACAATGTCTGGATCGGTGGCAGAATAATAAGCATAAACTCTCAAATCTGTAGAACCAGATTCGGTTCCTAATTGCATTCTAGGAGATAATACTGCTTCAGAACCACTTGAAGCCAAACGTGAAAATAAAATTGAAGATTGTGCACCAGCATCACTTGCACTAGTTGCCAAATTTAAAGTGGCATATTTTGAAAATATTGTTGCACTGCCGCTTACATATAATCGTGCTAGATTTTCAGGAACAGATGCCTCACCATAAGTTCTATAAGCTGGACCAGTACCTACAAATAATTCATTACTTGCAGTAATTTCCGAAGCAACAATTTTATTACTTGCGCTTAAATTACTTGCGGTAATATTTGTAGCAAATACATTTGTCAGTGTGCTATTACCTAGTACGGTTAATGTACCAGTATCATAAATCGAACTTGCAGTAATAAATCCACTTGCACTGATATTTGAAGCAGTAACATTTGTTGCAAATACATTTGATAATGTACTATTGCCAACAACAGTAAGTGTACCCGCATCTTGTATTGCACTCGCAGTTAATCCTGCACTCGCACTAACTAATCCGCTGAAGGTGGCAGTAGTACCAGTCAATCCAGCCAATGTTGATGCGCCAACTACTGTTAGTGTACCTGCATCAGTAATATTAGTTTTTACATACAAATTACTGGAACTAATATAACCACTTGCACTAATATTGCTAGCAGTAATACTATTTACATTTATATCAGATGAACCTGTTAAAAAACCAAATGAATCGGTTTGTAAAATAAGTCGTGAACCACTAATAATTGTTTCTACAAATGGTGCTTGTCCACCCTGCAATGACGCAGAAGTTTGTGGAATTACTATATTTAAAGTGTTAGAATTGGGGTATGGCATATAATTTCGTCTTTATCTAGTTATAAATATAAATATAAAATTAATTAATATATAATTCTTAGACTTAAACAGTCCAATCTGCAATCGATTGTCTTAACCATCTTCCACCAGCATAAATATAATGATAATCACCATCATATGCCATCCAACCATCTTCACCATAATCAGTTGGTGTATTTGGAACAGGATGCCAAATAGTAACTTCTTGAGAACCACTAACTGTTAAGTTTATAGTTTGTTGTATCAATGCGGCATAACTTTGTCTAATTGTAGTAATTGCTTCTCCAGCTGCAGTAGTAGATTGTTCGGTTGCGATAGTACCTTTAGGAAATCTCCATTCACTATCATTTTCGGCAATAGGATTTATACTATAATAAGGATTTCCTTTGTTACTATAAGTGTTATCTTTAACCTTTTGATTAACCTTAGCCATTTGAGTACTACTAACAATTTCTGCTGTTAATTTTACTTGTTTTGGTGTCAATAATCTTTGAACAGTTTGTTTTCTATCTTCAAAAGATTCTGGCAACAAATAAGCATTGGTAGTTAAAGTAAATGTACTTCTTACCATTCTGTCTTTATCACCACTTGATTCAATCGTATTGGTGTAATTATCAATTTTAACTCTAAAGTTAAATCTTTGTTTATCTCCCCAATAATCTCCTTCTGCAAAATTAATTTTTTCTAATATTGCATTGTTTTGTTCAACATATTCAGTCCATACAATAAATTCATATTCTGCCTTAATATGATCAGGCATAGTAACTGCAAATATTTGATTGGTAGGAGCAACTGTCTTATTTAATAAATTAAATTTATCGTATTTGTTCTTTTCATTGAACTTAGTCATTACTGGATAACTCAAATAACGATTAAATGTTTGATAACCTTCATCTTTCGCAAATGATGTTCTTTTAACCATTATCAATGGTATTTGTAATTTACCTTGTTGATCTCTTAATGCACCTTGAGCTTTTGCAGCATACCATTTTTCAGGATTGCCATATATAATCGGCACTTTTATATTTTCACCTGCGTCAATTACAGTAGGATTGATAACATTTTGTATATAACTAATCAATGCAGTATCAACATCCAATAAACTAACAGTAAAGTTTTTCTTTGGATCTTCATCTCTTCTAGTATCCAATGCAATGTTTCTTACATTAGATACAATAGGATTGTTCTTTTCAACATTGTTATTTGTTGGTACTGGATTGTTTTTATTACCTTCCCACATAATTAATATTGACGGTTAACTAAATTAATCTTGCTCAACTTAGTATAATGACTGTTACAAATTATACTATGCGATTTATTTGACTGACCACCTAAAAATTGTTCTTGTACAACATTATCAATTTCATGATAACGATCATTGAATAATATCAAATCGCCAACTTCAGGATAAAAACTCGCATCTTTTAAAGACAGTTCTCTGAATTTAAATACAACAGTTTGATCTCTGTCAGGTCCAAATCCTTCATCATCGGTACTAATATCACCACGATCAATTAAAGTACTTAATTCTACACCAGGATAAAAACTTTTACCTTCAGCTGCAACTGTTTCACCATAAATGTTTGTGTTGGTTTCATTTGGTGCGATTTTAAACAAAACAACAAGCGTTTCAATAATATCACGCAATAATTCCGCATTAAATTGGTTTACCAAATTAATGTCTCGTTGACTAAAATATCTTCCAAATAATGCCATATTACTTTATTATTAAATGAAATGTTGCAAATAAGACATGGGTTTATCATGAAATATTAATATAAAACCAAATACTAAAACACCAATATAAATTAGTAGTGGAACAGTCTTCATGATAGATGTCATTTTTTCAGTTTCATCTGCTTTAGCTTCCATTTGAGCTTTACGACTGGTTGCTTCAAGATTTTCTCTCAATTGTGTAATTAAAGTTTCTTTTTCTGATGCTGCTTCGCTTCTCAATTCAGATCCATCCAATGTTACTTCACCGCCAGGAATTGGAATTGTACTATATTTTTGTCTAATCATCCCAAGATTTTCTTTACACAATGCCAAGAAATATTTCTTAACCCATTGTTTTCCAACTGCATTTAATTTATAGTAAACTACATTTTGATATGGTACATTGCTGTAATCACTCACTACATCATAATTGCTTCCGCTACTAAATGTATTTGCACTACTAAATTTATCTTTTTCAACAACATATTCAATATAAATTGTGTGGTCATATGTAGGTATAGGAAATATTTTTAATTTATTGTTTACCACTTCAAAACTATACGCACTTTTACGAACCATATCATTAAATTCAATTGCTTGACCTCTTAATAAATCTTCGAAAATTGGTGTCATCAAAAATTGTGTAGCAGGACTATATCCAGCAAATCCCATTTCATTCAATACATTGCTATAACTCATACCTGTCATACTGAATGGATCATATATACGAGCAAATGCTGGTGACGGTCCATGAAATACTCTTCTAATTTCAACTCTACTACCACTTTCAATGTTGGTTCCTATTATTGTTTGTAAATCATATGTTTGTAAACTTGCACTCAATTGAACTGGCGCTTTTTTAATGTCAACATATCCACCTACTCCAACTTCACTTCCATATCCTTTAGCTAATTGAATTATATATGGCAATCCTGTTCCTATTACATTTTTAGCAGTGATATTAGGATTATTTGCAGTGCTTAATCCTTGTAAATTCAATAAATTATTTCTGATATTAAATTGATTTACTTGAGCACCATATTCATTAACAGCTTCTTCAAATGCTGCATAAAAATTTACATCAATTAGTTCAATGTCAATGATTGGATATCCCATTCTTTTTGCAGCCCACTCTGCGCTTTTCTCACAGTCATATTCAAAAAATCCAACACTTGCTGTTAAACTAACAGGAGTAGGTTCTGTCAAATAAAATCCAAATGGTATGCTTCCAGTAGTTACTGCACTACCGCTACCTGGCCATCTTACTCTATCTTGATCTAAATTAGCACTCATTGTTTATAAATATATTATAATTTAGTTATTCTAACTTTTAAATCACCATTTCCTTTAATAATTCTATGCCAAACTTCTTTTGGTATAAAAAGTTTACCAGACATAGTTTTTGGTAATTCATTATCCATTTGTAATTGCCAATCTGTTGCACCAATTATTTCTACAATTCTATCTTCTCTGTCTCTGTGCCATTCCAAATCATCTATATCTACATTTTCTTCAAATTCTCTTAGATATAAATTATCTTGTAAATGTGTTTCTTTAAATGGAAATTCCATATCACCAATATTTGCCCTTACTCTTGGTACCTAAAGATTTAATTCTATGACTTCTGCAACTCCAATATCCGGCTGTAGTTCTATCTTTCTTTTGACTACATCTATGTCTAGCTCTAAAACTTTTTCTACGAGCTTTACTACTAGCTCTAATTCTCATTTTAGGATCACCAAATGTAACTTTCTTGATGTTACCATTCTTACCTCTTACATATACAGCAAATTTCTTTGGTCCTCCTGGAGTTCTAAATGGTCTACTAAGATGTACAGTTCTACCTCTGTGTTTTACCTCATTTAGATATTCATCTTCTTCCAATTCAATTGGCGCATCTAAATAAACTTCTATACCTTCATATATTGCTTTAATTCCTAAATCACTTTCTATAATATCTACATCATCATCATTTAATTCAATTGCGTCATCATTGTATAAACCACGAACTTCATTTACTATTTTAAAATATCCTTCACTATAAATTCTAAATATATTTTCTTCTAATGTAAGTTTTCTATATAAATGATATTTTAATTGTTCGCTTATTTGAACATCTTTAACCAACTTCATTGGTTCATTTTTTTCTAAAATTTCATCCACTATATCAGTTAAATTTATCATATAATATAAATAGAATTACAAAATAAAAAACCCCGGCATTTCTGCCGGGGTCATTGTTTAATCTATCTTAGTATTGATTAGATTTGATCTAAGTCAGAAACATATATCTTGCCGTAAAATTCGGGACGTACTACTTTCTTAGCATAACGAGTCAATACGCCACGACGTGGTGTGAAGTTGACTGGATCGTATACCAATGGAGTTTGTACTAGTGGGATGTATGGGGAATATACAGCACCGGTTTCTAGGAAGTTATTTCCACGGAAGCCCATCAAGATGGTGTTTTCTTGCATATATGGGTTCTTGTAGACTTGGAAGCGACTTGCGAAGCTACCAACACGACTTACACCCATTGCGAACTTAGCAGAATCACCGTCTGTGTTAACAACATATCCTGGGATTGATTCCAAGATGGTTGCTACATCTGGACCTACTACTAGGAAGTTTGCACCACCACGTAGAGTCAATTGATGAATCTTGTTGCTTACCTTTTGAATCTTGTTACCAAGAGTTTGGTACCAAGTACTCTTTACGTAAGCAGTACGATTGGTTGAATCGTTGTTTACGGTGAATGTTGGTAGTCCGTTAGCATCATTTGCACCCTTGATGATGTCTTTACCGATTACTGCAGACCATGCTTCGGTTGTCAATGCAGGAGCTGCATTAATCAACATGTCCATAATTTCAAGATCAATTTCCATTGATACATATTCACTCAAGAGAGCAGTCAATTCTGCTTCTGCATCAATGCTATGATAAGCATTCAAGTCTTGAGCCAATTCTGGGGTCCAGACTGCCTTTAACTTACGGGTCTTAGCAACGATAGGTTCGCTCTTAAGTTCCAAGTTAACTTCTGGAATGTTGATATCAGTACCTTGGTTGATACCAGATGAACCACCAGCAGATCCCTTGAATGGATTTGTATCTTCGAAGTCACCACGGGTACTGTCAGTAGGTTGTACTGTATATGTCAATGTAGCATTACCTGGAGTTGGTGCTTGTGAACCAGTTACAATGAATTGAATTCTGTAATATGGAGATGCCAATGAACCAGTGTTATATACCTTGGTTAATTCATTGATTTGTAGGGTTGGATCAATTGATGAACCGCTCAAAGCAAAGCTTCTTACTGCATTCAAATCAATTCTGTTGCCGGTATTGTCGCCGACGTTTACAGTAAGTTTTCTGTATGAACCTGTAGCAACATATAATGAATTCAAGTCAACATCACTGAAGCTTACTGAACCTGTAGTAAATGACAATACTGAAGAAGTGAAGTTTTCAGTATATGCATAACGACCTACACCGTATAGACCGTTTACAGCCGCATCGGTAGAACCAAGCTTAGTGCTGTTACCACCGAACAAGGATTGTCCGTTGTAACCGTTTTGGCCTGGAAGACCACCACGGGTAGTACCATACTTGAAGTCTAGATAGAAGATTAGACCAGATGGTAGGTTCATTGGTTGAACTGAAACGAATTCCTTAGCGGAAATTTCAGCGAATACACGGCGAACCAATGGAAGAGCTACGCCAGCCCATTGTTCACTGTTTTGGGAAGTACCTGTAGAGGTAGCTTCGTTCAACAATTGTTGTGCTTGGTTTTCAAGCAAGATGGACATGTGTGCCTTATCGACACCTTCTAGTCCTTCAAGAAGACCAGTCTTGTCCCATTTGCTTTGCAATCCACGGGTTTCA